CGCAGGAGCTACTGCAAACAGTGCTGCCTTCTATGGCATCAGTGATTTGAGTATCAACAAGATACCTTTGCAATTCAAAATGGTAATTAATGGCGGTAATGCTACTGCTAACGCTTACTACTACGCTGGTCAAGGATTTATTTCTTCATTAGCACCAACAGCAAGTCCTGATGCACCTGTATGGGTGACACCAATGACATTAGCTGTCAATGGTTCTATGGTTTCAGACCAGAACCCTTAATCTCAATATAGATGGGAAGATAGGGGATACTCTAAAGGTATCCCCTTTTTTATAAGGAAAACAAATGACAGAACAAGTATGGTATAAAACAAATGAAGAAAAGTTGCGTAGTCTTATTGCAGACGAAGCAAAGATGATGCCTATGTTAGACAATATGATGGCAACAGTCAAACAACTAAAAGCAAAACAAGCATTTCGTTTAGCACTTCTAAATCAACTATTAGAAGAACTAACAGATAACGAATAAATACATTACAATAATTTAAAAGGATATAACAAATGAAACTCTCACAGCTTACAGCAAAACCCCAACTAATAGACATTCATATCGATGATGAAGATACCATCAAAGAGTTCGGTGAAGCAATCGAATTCTGGACTTGGGATCGTCAACCTATGGATGTGTTTATGAAGCTAGCAAACGCAACAGGTAATGATACAGGTAATATTATCGGCATCGTTCGCACATTAATATTAGATGAAAGAGGTAAAGAAATTCTCAAAGACGATGAGATGTTACCTACTCATATATTGATGAAAGCAATTAGTAAGGTGACTGAAATATTGGGAAAGTAACGCAAGACAGTATTGATCCTAAATCTGAAAAGATGGCGTTGATACTGACTATAGACGGATTAGGTAAGCGTTATGGAATGCTACCTAGTGAAGTCTTAGGTAGAAGTAACACATTCGATTTGTATATTATGGATGCGGCAATGACATTTGAAAACTATCATCACAAGAAACAGATGAACAATGGCAGAGACCCAATCCCTGATTTTACGCAAGATGAATTATTGACGCTACTGAATAAGAATAAGGAATAATAATGTCTGTAAAGATAAAAGACAAGATTACTAAAAGTATAGACAATATATTGCAAAAGATTGATAAGCTTCCACAAGAAGCTTATAAAGAGTTTGTAAAAGATACACCTATTCGCAGTGGCAATGCAAGACGCAAGACAAGATTAAGTGGCAACAAAATTGTTGCAGGTTATAACTATGCACAGAAACTTGACGAAGGTTTTAGTAGACAAGCACCTGATGGTATGACTAAGCCAACAGAAGAATTTATAAAAAAGCGTATGACGCAGATAATAAAAGGAAAGTAAGATGGCAGATTTAAGTTATACAGTCACAGTAAACTCTAGTGGTGCCGTCACCTCGCTTAAGAAAATTGAAACTGAAGTTAATAAGATTAACACTGGTTTTAAAACATTAGATAAGCAAACTAAAACAATCACAGATAGCTTTGGCAAATTAAAACAAGCAGTTGCAGGTATAGCATTTGCTAATCTAGTTAACAGTACATTAGATTTTGCACGTGGTATGCAACAAGCAAGCACTGCTACTGGTATTGCTATTAGTTCTATTAACGATTTTTCAAATGCAGTAGGCACAGCAGGTGGCGACGCCAATAAAGCTGTTGGAGATGTTATTGATTTTGTTGCGGGATTAAAAGACGCTAAAGATGGTTCAGCTGGTGCACAAATTGAATTAGCTAAGGTAGGCGTTACGTTACAAGACTTAGCTACATTAAGCAATGAAGATGTATTTAAGAAAACGATTCAAGGCCTAGCACAGATTGAAGATGCCGCTACTCGCAATGCGTTAGCAGTTAAAATGCTAGGTAAGAACTTCAAAGACATTGATGTACGACAAGTCGCAGGTCAAATGGGAGCAGGCGGTGGCGGCGGCGCAAACATATCTGCTATCAATGCGGCGGCTGATGCACAAAAAGCGTTAGCTGTTAACTTTAATAACTTCCAATCAGCAATATTAAATGTATTAGAGCCATTAGCAAAATTAGTCGCAGGCATACAAGTTTCAGTGCAAGAATTTACAACTTTAATAAAAGTAGTAGCAAAAGTTGCCGCGGCAATATTCATAGCTAAACAGGGTTTTGCCGCACTTAAAGTTGCTGGAGACCTTGTATTCGCAGGTAAAATGTCACCAGGCTTAAATAAAACCGCGGCAATGCTAGGAGACTTTGCTCTTAATCTTTGGAGATTAGCAGATACAGCAAAGAAATTTGGCAAAAATATGAAAGAAGCATTTCTATTAGCTGGCGCAAGCATAGGAGTAGTTAGTGCTGCCGGAGTCGGAGCTAAATCAGTACTTGGCGCATTAGGCGCGGCAGTCTTTAATCTGCTTAGAATGTTTTCTAGATTTGGAATGGTTGTGTTTATTATTGAAGCGGTAGTAGACGTACTCAGTTTATTGGAAAAGAGATTTATTGGTACAAACTATATTGATAAGTTCTTTGAAAGTATAGCAATTGGTATGGAAAAAGTCATTGGACTGATTCCAGGTCTAAGTGGTTTTGCTAAGATGATGGAAGATGCTCGTAAAGGGCCACAGTTCCTAGACCAATCCGAAATAGATAGAGAAAATAAACTACTACAGCAGAAATATAAAACAGCAGAAATGGTTAAGAAAATAGTTGATGCTCAACGTGGTCAGGGTTTAGAAGCTGATAAAGCTGTTAGAGCATATGCTGAACAAAGTGCAGAACTACAAAGACAGTTAGGCTTTCAGAATACATTGATAGGTATGGATGAGACTGAAGCCAATCGTAAATCTAAGATGTATGAGTTAGAAACAGGTTATCTAAGTCAAGTCAATGCACTAAAAACAAAATATGTTGATATGCAAGCCGCCGCTATTAGTGGCACTGATGAAGAAAAGGCAGCATTTGAGGCATTCTCATCAGTTATTGGAGGAACAGTTGCAAAGTTAGCAACAGAGTATGAAAAACAAATGTCTGCAATGGGTGTTCTAATCGATGGCACTGAAACAGCAACATTAAAAGAAAAAGACAGATTAAACGTTATAGAACGTATCACAAGCGCAATGGAATTACAGAAACAAGCCGCAGAAGCTACTAGCGGCATTCACGGTGACATTGCAAAACAGATGAAAGACATTGATTACAAGAATATGCAACGTGGTCAATCACCTGTAGAACAGATGTTAAACGATGTTAACAGGGCAGTTGATGAATTTCAAGCGCAAGCCGCAGGTAAGATTATGTCTGTGTTTGAAACTGAAGATGGTTTTAGAAACATAGAGCAGATGAATAGTGAATTAGCAAAAATGTATGCTAAAAGCGAAGCACTACGTGAATCTAAATTAGCAGACGCAAGGCAAAGCCGTGATTGGGCGACAGGATGGCAAGATGCATTTGATAGTTACTTAGATAATGCAACCAATGCATACAAGATTGCTGGTGAACAGTTTAATGCAGTTACTCAAGGTATGAATAGTGCTATTGACAAGTTTGTTGACGAAGGTAAATTTAGCTTTGGTGATTTTGCTACAAGTGTTATCAAAGATTTATTAAAGATTGAACTAAGAGCACAAGCGGCAATGGCAATGCAAGCATTTAAAGGTGCTGGTGGTGCTGGTGGTATATTGAGTACGATTGGAAGTTTCTTTGGTGGCTTCTTTGCAGATGGTGGTCAACCTCCAGTAGGTAAAGCAAGCATCGTAGGTGAGAATGGTCCTGAGTTATTCGTACCTAAATCAAGTGGTACAATTGTACCTAATGGTGGTGGTATGGGAAGCACAGTAAATAACTATATCACAAACAATAACATATCAGCCGTAGATGGACAGAGTGTCGCTAAACTATTTGCTGATAATCGCAGAAGTTTATTAGGTGCTACACAACTAGCACAAAAAGAATTACCATATGGTAACAGATAAGGAAATATATGGCAGGGTTGCAAACAATATTAAATTTTAGTAATAGCTTAGAAATCAATCGTAGAAAGATGGTTGGTATACAATATACACGTAATGAAATTCCACGTGTTAGTTCTACGCCAACAAAAAATCCCTGGCGTATGACGTTAGAAGTACCTAGTCGTTTTAAGTATTATCAAGCACGTGACTTGATGGAAGCACTAGATACACTAGATCGTATTACACCTGAAGTTATAACGTTCAGTAATCTACCTGCATTGAATTGGATCTTTAGATATCAGGGCGCAATGACTACTGCACAGTTAAATACTATTACAGTAACAAGTTTTGTTGGTAATCAACTAACATTGAATGTGAGTGGTATTACAGCGGCAAGCACTGCAATATTGTTCAAGCCGAACGATTTAATACAGATTGGTTCATTAAACGAATATCCATATCCGTTTACAAGCACAACGCAAGTGCTAAGAGGTAGTGGTTCTACTGTTGTAGTTACTACAAACAGACCTAATATATTGACTGGATCATTAACAGGCGAAGGTATCATCGTTGGTAATAGCTGTCAGTTCAATATGTTCTGTCCTAATATGCCAACGTATGTATTGAAACCAGGTGGACAAGCAATGAGTGGGTCAACACTTATCAACAATGCTTACTTAGAATTTAGTGATGCATTTGAATTATATGAATGGGTAGGAGCAGCCTAATGCAAAATATACCAGCAGTTGCAAATGATCCATTAGTTTTATATAATGCAGAATTTGTAAAACTTACAATATACAATGATGTTGCAAATACATCAAACGTTACTATTCATACGTTCTCAAGTGCTTATAAGACTGAAACTATTAGTGGACAAACATATACTCCATTAGGTGGACTATTAGCTGTTGGTATTCAACAGCGTGACATTCGTGCTACATCAGCAGATACAAGTTTAAGTTTAAGTGGCATCGATGGTAACAACATTCAGCTTGTATTGGCTGAAAAAGTAAAAGGTAGTAAGTTAGAAATTATACGTGGCTTCTATGACGCTAATGGTATATTAACAAGCAATGCTCACAGATTTACAGGTATTGTAACAAGCTATAACATTAGTGAAGATATGGATACACTAGATGATAGTGATAACTTTACAGTAACATTGAATGCAAGTAGCTTTAGAGCAGTATTAGAAAATCGTATCAGTGGTCGTAAAACAAATCCTGCAAGTTGGACATATTTTAATTCAACAGATAGTAGTATGAATAATATTTACAGTATCTCGGATCAAAACTTTGATTTTGGTAAAACACCATTAAGAAAAGCTTCAACTAGTAGTCAAGCACAAGTAGAAGCAACACAAACAACTGAAAGCTATCAGCAAATAAGTGATGGACTTTAACAAATGAAAATAAGACAAGCAAATAAATTTGATTTACCTAATGTGTTAGATATGTTACGTAATTTTCGCAGTAACACTCCTATTGAAATGATGCGTGAATGCAATAATGAAGAATACATTAATAAATTATTTCATCATATTATTTTAGGTGGCGGTGTCGCATTGATAGCAGAAGATAAAAATACTGCTGGTATGATTATAGGCGTAAAGGATCAAAACATATGGGATCCAAATTTAAAAGTATTACGTGAATTAGTGTATTGGGTAGAACCACAGTATCGTGGCTCTAGTGCAGGCTATAAGTTATTGTTACAATATAACAAATTAGCAAAAGAGTTAGTTAATGAAAATAAAATCAATATGTATACAATGACTAAAATGGTTAACAGTCCAGATTTAGATTTTACTAAATTTGGCTATAAAAAGACTGAAGAAGTCTGGGTAGCAGGAGTATAATATGGCAATTTTTACAGCTATAGCGGCAACTGTATCAGCGGCAGTAGGTGGTGGTATCTTTGGTGCGATTGCAGGCTTTGCCGCAAGAACATTATTGACGATTGGTATTACTAAACTAATAGGTAATCGTGCAGGCACAAACGCGGCTGGTACACAAGACACTGGTGCAAGAATTCAATTGCCACCAGCAAGTAATAACAAAGTTCCAGTAGTATATGGTACAGCATACGTTGCACCAATCATAACAGATGCTAAGATTAGCGAAGACCAACGTACTATGTGGTATGTTTGCACATTAGCTGAAGTAACAGATACTGGTAGTTACACATTCGGTGATATCTATTACGAAGGTAAACGTGTTGTATTTGATGGCACAGATACAAGTAAGGTTACACAGTTAGTTACAAATAGCGATCCAGCGCAAGTAGACGACAAGATTAGTGGTCAACTGTATATGTGGAAATTTCCTAATGGATCTAGCAGTGGTATAAGCACTGGTGGTGCAAATGCAATTACACTGTTAAGTGACGCTGGTATTCCTGATGATTTGCAGTGGGATAGTGCATTGTATACGACTGGCGGTCAATCAGCGCAAATGTCAAACTTAGCGTTTATTGTAGTTAAAGTAATATACAATGATAACGCAGGAACTACTTCATTAAAACAAATGAGCGTTGAACTAACTAACAGTTTGGATGAGCCTGGTTCTGTTATAAAAGATTATTTACAAAATGTAAGATATGGTTGCGCTATTCCTATAGCTCAAATTGACACAGCTAGTTTAACTGCACTAGATGTTTATTCAGCAGAACAGATTACGTATTATCCTGTTGGATATCCAGTAACACCTGCGGCAACACAAGATAGATATAAAATCAATGGCCCTATCAATACAGGTCAAAACTGTTTAGCTAACTTACAGCAGTTAGTTGACGATTGTGATAGTTGGCTACAGTATAATGAACTTACTGGTCAATGGAAAGTTGTTATCAACAAAGAATTTGATGGCGCAATAGGTGATTTATATAAAGTAACAGATAGCAATCTAATGAGTGGTATCAACGTTAATCCTATTGACTTGAATAGTGCTTACAACATATTAGAAGTTCAATATCCTAACAATGTAGTAAAGGATCAAACAGACTATGCAACATTTAAGTTAGTTGACTATGCGCCTGAAGTGATGAGTCCTAACGAACCAGAAAATATATTGACTGTGCAGTATGGACAAGTTAACAACTACATTCAATCTGTATATCTAGGTCAACGTAGATTATTACAGAGTCGTGAAGATTTAGTTATTGATTTTACATTAGATTATAG